TTATCCGGGGCTGATCGTCAAAGTAAAGCGGCCTCGCCAAATTAAAGTAAGATTCAATTATCCTAGTGGAGATGCTGGGTCTCACGTCTTTGAGGGTATGACTGCTCGTTGCTTCTTGCACGAATTTGACCATATCGAATACGGTCATACATTCCTAGACAATCTAAATCCAATCCACAAAGAAAAAGCATTAAGACAACTTAAGAAATTAAACAGGAGTAACAAATAATGAGTTCTAATTGGGTAGATGACATCGAGTATATGCATGATAAGTATGGTGTCTGGGAAGTAGTTAATAAGATGGATCAAGAGACTTTGAGAGCTCTTCTTGATTTTAGAATCAAATTCCTTCAGGAAGAATTAGATGAATTGCGTGGAGCAAATAATCCCGATGATGTCATTGATGCTCTGATTGATCTATGTGTTGTTGCTATCGGAACTCTAGATATGCTGGATGCTCCGACTAGATCTTCGTGGGATAGAGTTCTAGAAGCCAATATGGCCAAAGAAGTTGGCGTTAAGGAATCGCGTCCGAATCCACTAGGACTCCCCGATCTGATTAAGCCGGTTGGTTGGAAAGCTCCATATCATGGTCCGCTATATGGACCAATTTTAGATAAGCTATTTCCGCAATCTTGAGTTTACATTAATTCATCTTGTGATATAATGATTAATATTTGAAGGAGTTTATAATGACAGATACAGTATCATCAGCAGAACTTAAAGTTCTAATTGATAGAATTGAACGAGTTGAAGAAGACATGGACGGTCTCAAGGAAGATCGTAAGGAAATCTATACTGAGGCAAAAGACACTGGCTTCGATGTAAAGATTCTACGTAAAGTAATTCGTCTTCGCAAGCAATCACGTGCAGCTAGAGAAGAAGAGCAAGCTCTAATCAGCACTTATCTAGAAGCTCTGGGAGAAATCAATGTCCGATAATTTCGATAATTTACTTGCTGTTTTAGACAAACACAGAGCATATATTATTCCAGGTAATAGAGTACGATCCATTGGTAATGCTTATTCTCATGATGCGGCTTTACTCGAGTTTTTTCAGAGATTTGGATATCGCAATCAGACTCTGACTTATACTGTCGGAAACAGAATGTTTCTTATACTTAAGATTGATGGCAGGACAGTCATCGCTCTGAATAAAGATCCTTCGGCTCCAAATAGCTCTAACTATTTCTATATTAGTCCAGACGTTCTGGCACACATTAGAAATTATGTTGAGGCTGGAGCTACTATTGCTCTATTCGATACATCATTCTATGGTGGTGAATTCACTATACGCTTAAAGAATCATCTAGACTTAGCTAGTTTTACTAATCGTTGTAGAGGATCTTACTATACTACTCAGTATTTGTATTTCAAATACAACAAGAATATTTTTGCGAAAGTTCAAGAGATTAAAGTTGAACCAATTGTAGCATCAAACTACACTACTGGACCAACTATTACCGCTGGTAATGTTAAATCATATTCAGTTAAAGCAGCTCCTCCTGTTCCTGAGTCAGTCAAGGTTCTTCAGGAGTGTGCCGATCTTCAATTGAAGAAGTCTAATGATTATCAGAATCCTAATTCTAAAGTCAAGCAGGCTATGCACTATCGTCGTGGTGTAGATACTATCTACGATATCATGCACGGAAAGATGCTTCGAATTCAATCTCTGCTTGAGGCGAAGACTGATAATCCTAATTTTGAATCTCTAGAAGATTCATTCAAGGATCTTATCAATTATGGAAGCTTTGCTGTTTCATACCTGCGCGGTAAAATGGACGGGCAACCTTAATGATGTGGACTAATGTGGACAATGTCAGAGAACAATTTGCTGATTTACTTCATGATGGCCAATTTGTTATCGACAAGACTGGAGTCAAAACTCTAGAAATTGTCGGCGCAAGATTTATTGCTGACGAGCCAACTATCTTTGGTAAAGTCAACAAGAAGTATGTTCAGCGTGAGCTCGAGTGGTATGAATCGCAATCACTTTCAGTGAATGATATTCCCGGAGGTCCACCTGCTATCTGGCAACAAGTCTCGTCAGAATTTGGTATGATTAACTCTAACTACGGCTGGTGTATTTTTTCTACCGCTAATGGTAATCAATACGCCAACGTAGTGAAAGAGTTAACTCTGAATCCAAATTCTAGGCGAGCTTTGATGATTTATACTCGTCCAACTATGTGGACTGATTATATCGTCGATGGTATGTCAGACTTTATGTGCACCAATGCAGTTCAGTATCTTATTCGCAATAATAAGCTGACTGCAGTTGTTCAGATGCGAAGCAATGATGGTTGGGCTGGATACAGAAATGACTATGCCTGGCAGAAGTATGTTCTAGATAAGTTAGCAGCTGATCTAAAGATCGAAGCCGGTGATATTATCTGGAACGTTGGATCTCTTCATTTTTATGAACAGCAATTTTATCTTATTGAAAATTGGTATCATACCGGAAATCTAGATATTTCTAAAGCAAAAGCCGTAGACGAATAAATCATGAATCCTCATAGCTTAGATTGGCAAATTAAATATCTTGGATTAGCTCAGCATTTTAGTACTTGGTCGAAAGATCCGAGTACTAAAATCGGTGCTGTTGCCGTGAATAAGGACCGGCAAATTCTATCTTTTGGTTATAACGGGTTTCCTCGTGGAATTGAAGATGACCATAGACTCCACAATCGAGAAGAAAAATATAAATTAGTAGTTCATGCAGAAATGAACGCAATTTATAACGCAACACTCAATGGAGTTTCGCTAAATAATTCTGTCTTGTACGTGCATGGTTTACCAGTTTGCTCAGATTGCGCAAATGGTATTATTCAATCAGGAATCAAATATGTTGTAATGACTAAGCTTGATGAAATTCCAGACAAGTGGCTTGACTCTTTTATTGATGGTACAGCTCCAAAGTTTCTGGAAGCTGGCGTAGAATATTGTTGGAGAAGACTGAATTATGACTAAAACCGTACTCATCACTGGGATGAATAAAGCACAGTGCACTAAGGATTTCTTTCTAAATCAATTCCTAAAGATTGTCCCATCTCACTATTCGTTGATTAGATGCTTAGAAGATATGGGATTTGAGGTAGAACAACGACCAGCTGTTCTGGGAGAAGATCTAAGTAAGTATACTCATGTTATCGCTTATCTCCATAGCCCAAATGCATTTTGTCAGAATCTATACACTGGACTCTATGCAATCTCTCAACGAGAAGATGTTATTCTAGCATTTGATGATTGGCAAGTTAATCAGATTTATACTAGCATTTCGCGAACTCTAGAAGAATTTGAAAATACTCCCGACAACGCTTTCAGAGAATATCTGATCGAACTGCAAGATCAGAAGTATACAGAAGAAATTTACAAAAAGTATCTTAATGAATATATCAAGGGATGCCGTCGAATTCTAGCAAAAGATCAGAAGCTTCTGATGTCAGCTTTTGCTGGTGGAGATATGTCTCTGATGAATCTTGGTTGGGATTTGAATAAGATCTTTACCTTCAATCCTAATCCATATCATTACAACAGAACTCCAGATAACAACTTTAGGTCTGGTGTTAATACTGTGTTTGGTTCTGAAGTTGAACCAGAAGATAAGCTTCGTGAATGGAACTTTGCTTCGTTGATGCAAGGTAAGACTAAGAAGTGGTTAAATTCTCAGAACATCACCTGGCCGATTACTATGTATGGTCAAAAGCGCGGTGAGTTAAAGAGTGTTCGATTAACCGAAGATGAAATGTGCCGAGTGTATGCATCTCAGTGGGGATGTCTGATGCCGGGCTACTTCCATTCTGGTTCTGGTTGGTGGAGAGCGAGACCTCTTCAGGTTGCTGATGCTGGATCTATTCTGGTCTGTGATTCTCTGGAAGGAAAGGTCTACGGCGAAATGTATGTAAATGTCACCGCTGATGCTATCGAAGATATGGATCTCAGCCAGCTTACTCAATTTGCTAAGCTACAGAAAGAATGTCTGTATGACAATCATCCTCTAGATAAAGCAGTTCAAAGAGCTGAAGTTGGAGCTATTCTATGAATATTTTAGTCGTTGGAGCTGGATTTAGTGGAGCTACTATCGCCAGAGAATTAGCAGAAGCTGGTCACAAGATTACCGTGATTGATGTACGTGCTCATGTTGGTGGAAATGCTTATGATTATGTGAATAACTACGGAATTCGAGTTCATAAGTTTGGTCCACATTTGTTTCACACTAATCAAGAACGTGTGTTCAACTATCTAAGCAAATTTACTTCCTGGATTCCGTACCAGCATAAAGTACGAGCTCTCCTGAAAGATGGTTCGACTGTAGTCTTTCCTCCTAACGCAGAAACTAAAGAAATTGTCGGTAGCGATAATATTCTAGATGTTCTGTATCGTCCGTACACTAAAAAGATGTGGGGCAAGACTCTAGAGGAAGTTGCTCCGAATATTTTGAATAGAGTACCGGGCCGAGATGACGACGTGGATCTATATTTCCCAGATGCTACATATCAGGCTCTTCCTGAGTTTGGATATACTCATCTGGTAAAGAATATGTTAACTCATCCGAATATCACTCTATTCTTAGAGCGTAATTTTAATAAAAATCTGGAAGAGCGATATGATCACATCTTCAACTCTATGCCGATAGATGTGTATTATGATAGTTGTTATGGTGAATTAGACTATAGATCACTGTCTTTCAATACCGTAACTATTCCGGTTCCGAAGTTTCAGGAAGTTACAACGGTTAACTTTACTCATGATGGTCCAGAAACTAGAGTGACAGAGTGGAAGCATCTTCCTAACTCCGGCGGAAATGACTATTATACCACACTCACATTTGAACGTCCTTATGATTATCGTGATAATTGGTACGAGAGATTCTATCCTGTAAATGATGCAGAAAACAAAGAACGATACGCTAAATATGCTGCAATAGATAATCCCAAGACTACATTCATCGGCAGAACCGGATTGTATGTGTATATCGACATGGATCAGGCAGTAAATATTGCTCTGACAAAAGCAAGAAAGTTTCTAGATGAACATTAAACACGCGTCTATCGTTCCACTTATTGGTGGTGAAACTATCGGATCAGAGCAAGCATTCGGTTCTCCTCCAGAATACTTTATGTCATATACTCCATTTATGAGTAATGATCAGCATATTCTAAATCACTATGATAACAAGATTCCGTATTATCTTCTAGATAAGGGAGAATTTCCAGATCATATCGTAGACGTTGTTGGATCGGTTTGTCCATGTGCCGGGCTCTCTATGCTGAGTCACGGATACGGAGATGATAACCCAAATAACAGATGGTTAACAGAAACAGCCGAATATGTATTAGGAACTCTGAAGCCTAAGGTGTTCTGGGGAGAGAATGCTCCGGGTTTTGCTGGTAAGATAGGAAAAACAGTCAGAGACCAGATGTACAAGATCGGTCGCGACAATAACTATTCTATGACTGTGTATCGTACCAAGAGTCTTCTTCATGGTGTTCCTCAAGTTAGAGAACGTTCATTCTACTTCTTCTGGAAAGATATGAAGACTCCAGAGCTGAAATATTATAACACTCCGTATATGTCGATTGAAGATACAATTCTATCTGTGAAGGATAGTAATTCGATGACAGAAGTCATCAACAAAAAGAAGCCAACTGAAGACCCGTATTATCGATTTATTCTGGAAGAAATTCATGGTGGAATTACTCATGCCGAATTCTCACAGATCATAGAACCAGCTAATGCCAGAGGAAATGATACTTTTGGTTACATCGAGAAGATGGGATATACCTACGACAAAGTCGGCAACTGGATGGCTGCAAACGGATTCGAAAAAGAAGTAGAAAAGTGTAAGTACAAATTTGATAAGCTTAAATCTGGTAAGTCTATCATGCGCAGAGGAACTATCGTACCGAAAGATAGAATCGGCGCATTCGTGGGTCATTATCCAACAATGCTTACTCATCCGATTGAAGACAGATATATAAATTATAGAGAAGCTATGACAATCATGGGTCTACCAGAAGACTTTATGCTTATTGACCCAAAGAAGAATTTCAATCACATCTGTCAAAATGTTCCAGTTCAAACTGCTAGAGATATGGCGACTGAGATTAGAGAAGTTCTGGCTGGAAACAGAAAAATTCTGAATTCTGATCTGACTTTCCAGTTTAATGCCTCTAGAAAAACTGAGGCAGAAGAAAATATTTCAGATTTAACCAACTTTTTTCATGAGGACGCGTGAGAATGACTGAGATTACATATAAATATAGTGAGGATAAGATCCTCGACGAAGTTCAAAAATACGTCGAATCTACCTACAATTCCCATTATTCCAAATCAAAGAAATATCAATCGATTGATGGAATCTTTGCGTCTGGAAATGGTCGTGGGTTCTGCATAGGAAATATTCAGAAATACGCAGATCGACTCTATAGCAAAGGCACGGTTGATGATGCTAGATTAGATCTAATTAAGATTATTCACTACGCAATCTTAGCTATTCATGATCATGATCAGCTATATTCGGCAAACGCAGTTAAGTTTAATCCGCAGAGCCCACCGCCAGCTGCTCCTCCGGGTCTTCCTTTCTCCTGATGCTATATCAGAATTAGCTAGAA